TCTGAAGATACCTTTGCCGTATGGCTTAAGGACATTCCGGAGTTCTCGGATTCTATTAAAAAGGCAGAGGGTGATGCTGAGGTGCGGAATGTTGCCATCATTCAAAAAGCAGCTGACACGACTTGGCAAGCAGCCGCGTGGTGGCTTGAACGCAAGCACAAAGCCGACTGGTCTAGCCGGGTAGAGCAGACCGGCGCAGACGGTAGCCCGGTAAAGGTAATCGTGGAGTATTCGGACAAACCGATTGCCTAATATTCGACTAGTCTTACCAAGGCCGCATGAAGCCCAGCAGGTCATCCTGCGGGAAGCCAAGCGGTACAACGTCCTTGCTTGCGGGAGACGCTTTGGAAAAACCACGCTGGGCGGTAATCTTTTATCTGACCCGGTGCTGATTGACGGCTTGCCCTGCGCGTGGTTTGCACCTACCTACCGCTTGCTAGAAGAGGCATACGCCGATCATAAGAGAATCTATGCTCCGGTTATCCGGCGAGCTGTACAAAGCCCCGCCCCGCGCATCGAGCTTATAACCGGGGCAGCCATCGATTACTGGACTTTGGATGACCCTAGCACCGTTGCCCGTGGTCGTAAGTACAAGCGGGTCATCATCGATGAAGCCGCGATGGCACGGCATCTAGAGCAAGCCTGGACTGAAGCCATACGCCCAACGCTTACAGACTTCAAGGGAGATGCTTTCTTTCTTAGCACGCCTAAAGGCTCTAACTACTTCCGCACCCTTTACAACCAAGCCGCTACGGATGCTGACTGGATGAGCTGGCAGATGCCAACCACCGCTAACCCGTGGATTGATCCGGAGGAGGTAGGCAAGGCTGGTGAGTCTTTGCCGAACATCGCGTTTAGGCAAGAGTATCTAGCGGAGTTCGTAGATGCTGCAGGAGCTCGTATCAAGCGGGAGTGGCTACGGTACGGTGATTGCCCTGAAGGGTTGCCTACCTATATTGGGGTTGACCTTGCTATATCTACGAAGTCTGAAGCAGACTACACCGGGGTTGCTGTTGTATCCCGTGGTGAAGACGGCACGATTTACGTTAGAGACATCAACCGCACCCGCGCGGACTTTGCTTCCGTGCTACGGTTCATCGAGATGATGGCGGCTAAGTGGAATCCTAGCATGATCGGCATCGAGCAGGTGCAATACCAAGCCGCTGTCGTGCAGGAGCTTCTTAGACGCACGAAACTTCCTATCCGGGGGATACGCCCAGACCGTGACAAAGTGACCCGCTTTGCCCCTCTGGAGGCACGGTACGAGCAATCACAGGTTATGCACTGCCAAGGGCTCCCGGCTTACTTTGAGGATGAGCTGCTATCCTTCCCGGTTGGTCGGCATGATGACGTGGTAGATGCCCTGGCGTATGCTTGGCAGGTGTGCGGATCTAAGCGAAGTTGGGGAGCCGTCTAAAAAATATATCTCTATACCCTTGCAAGATATACACGGGCGGTGTATATTGTTGACATCAAGCAGGGAGATAGAGATATGAAACTGAAGACCGCAAACAAAGAGATTCGCCAAGTGTTGACTGAGGATGGCGTGGTTGTTGATGTAGCACCGGTTGGTACTTGGCAGTGTGCCGGTGAATGGGCAGAGTCGCTTATCAAGATGAACGCAGACACTGAGACATCTTGGTATTACGAAGGCTCAAGCGAAGACGGCAACGTCAAGACCTACATCGTAAGCGGAGACGCATACCGCTACGAGATGAAAACAATCTAAACCACTCAAGCCCCACAGGCCCCCGCAAGGGGGCTTTTTCTTTTTGTGGGATACTGGGAGCATGGGTATCTTTGACCGCTTCCTTGGGCGTAAAGCCGCAGCCAACCCGACACAGGCACTACCGCTGCCACTTAGCCAGTCTAGGGACATCTACCTAACCGGTTACGGCTCTGGTCAGCTGCAAACACTCCTGCGCCGGGCGCTCCCTGGGAGCACTAAGGACTGGGCTAGGGTAGCCGGTGACCTTGGGCTAAACGGCGTTGTGGCATCAGCCATTGACTGGTACGTCAGGAACTACCCACAGGCCACGCCAAGGTACTACCGACCGGTAGACAGCCAGCAGGCAGAGCCGGTAGAAGACCACCCGGTATTGCAGCTCATGGCTCAACCGGATCCGATGATAATGGGTAGCCTTTTCTGGGGCTGGTGCATTCAGGATTACAAACTATTCGGGAACACCTACCTCCGCAAGATTCGATCTAGCACCCGTGGCACGGTGACTGCTCTGCAGTTTCTACCGCAGGACATGGTCAGACCGGTAGGTAACGGCGTAAACCCGCTAACCCACTACATCTACACCACGGATGGGCGCTCCTTTGACATCCCGGTTTCTGACATTATCCACATCCGGTACGGCAGAGACCCAAGCGATATCCGCATTGGTAGAGCGCCGCTTACCGCTGTCTTGCGGGAGATAGCAACCGACAACACCGCAAGCACTACCGCTTATGGACTCTTGGCTAACGGTGCTATGCCTAGTCTTATCGTCGGGCCTGATGCCAAAGAGACAACCGTTGACATGTCTATGGACGATGCCCGGCAGGTCAAGCGGCAACTGCACGAAGACCTTACCGGGGACGGTAGCGGCGGCATCGTTGTTATGACCGGTGCCTACAAGATGGATAGGGTTAGCCTTACTCCTTCCGAACTTGCTTTGGATTCGGTGAGGCGTGTACCGGAGGAGCGTATCTGTTCGGCCCTGGGCATCAACCCTATGGTCTTAGGGCTTGGTTCAGGCTTAGAACGGTCTACCTACAGTAATTACGAGAGAGCGCAACAGGCGGCATGGGAAGATGGAATGGTGCCGCTCCTGCGTACCCTTGCGGATGCTATCACCGCTGACCTGCTGCCGGAATACCCTGAGACTCAGCAGGGTGATTACGTAATGTACGACCTTGAAACCGTGCGGGCGCTTGCCGACGATATGCAAGCGGAAGCCACACGGGCAGAGCGCTTGTACAAGTCTGGCATTATTGATCGGGCTGAAGCCAAGCGCATCGCAGGGCTTGAAGCGGTGCCGGAAGATACCGGCGTACTGCATCCATCCGCCATCAGCGTACAGGCTGGCACGGGTGCATCGCTGGCAGAGACAACCAACGCGGCAGGTATCCTCATTCGTTCCGGTTACGATCCGGGTAGCGTTACTAACTTCCTCAACCTGCCAGTGCAGCACACGGGCGCCGCACCGGTTACCCTGCGGGATGAAGCCAAAGCGTACGAGATGAAGTTTGTACCGAACGCTGGCATGGTTGAAGCAGCACAAAGGGCGCTTGATTGGAAGGCAGAAGGATTCGATGGCGGGACGCGGGTAGGCTTGGCAAGGGCTAACCAGATTGTCAATGGGGAGAAACTTTCCGAAGACACGATACTCCGGATGTACTCTTTCTTCAGCCGCCATGAGGTAGACAAGAAAGCCGAAGGCTTCAACGCTGGTGAGGAAGGTTTCCCTTCACCGGGGCGTGTAGCCTGGGACTTGTGGGGCGGCGATGCCGGGTTCCGCTGGGCAACATCCAAGCGTGACCAGATGCAGGGTGAAGAGTCCAAGTCTACCGATTGTTGCACTCCGGGGGTAGTGTATAAGAGCCACCCTTTTTACGGGTATTCGCTGGAGGCAATCTCAAGCGAGTAGACAACGGCACGGGCAGGATTTATGCCGCTAGCCAGAAGTACCGTAATGACCTGCTGGAGCGTGAAGGTGTAGCCATCAGCCGTATGCAACGGGCATACAAAGCCGCAACCAAGGCAAGCATCGATGAGCTTGAAGCGCTGGAGGGTAGGATAGCCGAGCGTGAAGCCAATGGCGAACCGCCATCCGAGACAATCCTTTGGATGCGACAGCGGATCATAGATAACATTGAGCAGCTCGGAAAGAACCTCAAAAAGTTCTCGGTAGAAGGGGCAGTGATTACAGCCGATGGGCAGCTACAAGCCGCTATCCTTGCTAATGAGGCAACGCCGCGCCTTGTGGAAGCGGCAGCGGGTAAAAAGCCCGCCGGGGTTACCCTTGGTACTAGCTGGACAAGTCTACCTGACGAAGCCCTGCAGGCCTTTGTCGGGTTCGCAGGCGATGGTAGCCCTTTGGCTGTCTTATTCGATGCCATCCCTCAAGTAACCACCGATGCCATGCAGATGGCTTTGGTACAGGGGATAAGCCTAGGTGAAGGCCCGCGCACGGTAGCACGGCGGGTACGCAAGGCCGCTGATATCGGGCGGCAACGAGCAGAGACGATAGCCCGTACTGAGATGATACGAAGCGCCAGGGAAGCCCAGCGGCAACTATACACGGAGAATGGCGCAGTGACCGGTTACCGCCGACAGGCTACGCAGGACGCGCGGGTATGCCTTGCTTGCTTGGCTCTCTCCGGCACACTTCAGGCTACAGATACCATCATGCCAAGCCACCCGAACTGCCGGTGCGTGATGATACCGGAGACCCTCAGCTGGGCAGAGATAACCGGCGATTCATCGATACCGGACACACGCCCAAAGGTTGCAACCGGTGAAGAGATTCTAAAAGGGCTAACACCGCTTGAAGCTCAGCAGATACTAGGCACCGCCCGTTACAACCTTTACAGCGAAGGACTACCGCTTAGCGACATGGCAACCGTGGTACAGAATGCCGACTGGGGGCCTACTACTAGGGTATTGCCGCTTAGAGACCTAGAGGGATACCAACCGGATCTAACGACATATCTATGAAAACGGCACTGTGGGATAGTGGGTGTATGGACTTGCTGACATCTTCC